ATGCACTAAACGACAAGCAAGTTCGTGATATGACTAAATCACAACTTGTCAAAGGTGCCTTCCGAATGCTCACACTCAAACTAGGTCAAGCAAATGTTCCACTCCTTGTCACAAATCATACATACGATGTCATCGGAGCTTATGTACCAACGAAAGAAATGGGGGGAGGTTCTGGACTCAAATACGCAGCAAGTACGATCATTTATCTCAGCAAAAAGAAAGAAAAGGATGGAACAGAGGTGGTCGGAAATATTATCAAAGCTAAGACTGCTAAGTCGCGTCTAAGTAAAGAGAACAAAGATGTGGAAGTTCGTCTTTATTATGATGAGCGTGGTCTTGATCGTTACTATGGTCTTCTTGAACTCGGTGAGATTGGTGGACTTTGGAAAAATGTAGCAGGACGTTATGAGATTGATGGAAAGAAAATCTATGCCAAACAGATTCTAAAGGAACCTGAGCTATATTTCACCGAAGAAGTGATGCAACAACTTGATGAGATTGCAAGACAAGAGTTTAGTTATGGATCTTAAATCTCTTCCAGTATTTCCAGTTCCAATTGCAGTTGCTAATTTTGGGGAAGATAATCATCAACTGAATATTAAACTAGTTGAAGATGCTCTTAAGGAAAAGGAGAGTGATTCGGAAGGTGAAGACCATAGTAATATGGGAGGTTGGCATAGTAAGACTAATCTAGAGAAAAAATATGATAGTTATAGAACATTATGCCAAACACTGAAAATCTATGGCAATCAATATTGTAAACTTCATGGATATAAATCTGGAATAGTTTGTTCTGATTTGTGGGCTAATATCAATCAGTCTGGTGATTTAAACTTTCTTCATCATCACGGAACAACTGCTCTTGCTGGAGTTTATTATCCTATTGAATCTATTACAAATGATGATTGGAACTTTAACTATACTCAGGCAAACCCAATAAAACCTGGAACTTGGAACAATAAAGAGGGAGGATCTTTAGTATTTCAAGATCCTTCTTATGGGAAAAAAGTTCATCTCTTGACAGAAAAACCATCAGCATTTAATGTTGATTTCTATCATGTTTATCCCACCTCATCGGTGTTGATTTTATTTCCCACATATCTCCTTCACATGGTTCTTCCATTTAAAGAAGATAAGACTAGATTGAGTATTTCATTTGCATTCAGATATGGATAAAGTTGAATTTTTGATTCTTCGGAATCTTCTTCATAATGAGGATTATGTTAGAAAAGTAATACCATTTCTAAAATCTGAATACTTTGAAGATACGAACCAAAGGATTGTATTTGAAGAAATCCTATCCTTTATTCAAGAATATAATCAACCAGCAACAAAAGAAGTTCTCTGTATTGAAGTAGAGAAACGTAAAGATATTAATGATACTTCATTTACGGAAATTGTTCATCTGATTCAAAATCTTGATGATGTTCCTATTGAGTTTGGTTGGTTGGTTGATACCACTGAGAAGTGGTGTCGTGATCGTGCCATCTATATTGCTCTCATGGAGTCAATCCATATTGCAGATGGTAAAGATGAGAAAAAAAATCGTGATAGTATTCCTAGTATTCTATCAGACGCTCTGGCAGTATCCTTCGATACACACATCGGGCACGATTATCTGATAGACTATGAACAACGCTATGAGTCCTATCATAAGAAGGAAGAGAAAATTGAATTCGACCTTGAGTACTTTAACAAAATCACAAAAGGTGGTCTACCTAATAAGACTCTCAATATCGCTCTGGCTGGTACGGGTGTCGGAAAAAGTCTCTTTATGTGCCATGTGGCTGCTTCCGTCTTATTGCAAGGCAGGAACGTTTTGTACATCACTCTTGAAATGGCGGAAGAGCGAATTGCTGAACGAATTGACGCAAACCTTTTGAATGTTCCGATTCAAGATATTGCAGAACTTCCGAAGCAGATGTTTGAGAACAAGGTCACAAACCTTGCGAAGAAGACACAAGGTAGTTTAATTATCAAAGAGTATCCAACTGCTTCTGCACATGCAGGGCATTTCAAATCTCTTCTGAATGAACTTGCATTGAAGAAATCATTCCGTCCAGATATTATTTTCATCGACTATCTGAATATTTGTTCGTCTTCTCGTTATCGTGGAAATGCAAATATCAACTCTTACACATTCGTAAAAGCAATTGCAGAAGAACTTCGTGGACTTGCTGTGGAATTCAATGTTCCTATTGTAAGTGCTACTCAGACAACTCGTTCTGGATTTAGTAATAACGATGTTGACCTTACGGATACTTCGGAATCATTTGGTCTTCCTGCTACTGCTGATTTAATGTTTGCTCTGATCTCAACAGAAGAACTAGAGGAACTTGGACAGATTCTTGTGAAACAACTCAAGAACCGATACAATGACCCTACCATTCATAAGAGATTTGTGATTGGCATTGATCGTGCTAAGATGCGTCTTTATGATTGTGATCAAGCCGCTCAAAATGGTATTCTTGACAATAAACAAGAAGAAGAGTATGATTTTGAAGAAAGAAAACCAAAGAAATCATTTGAGGGATTTAAGTTTTGAATTATTATTCGGTGTTTGACAAAAACGGTAACAAGATTGCCGATTGTGGACATATCCGAGATGCTATTATGCTTGTCGAATTTGATTCCACAAGAACCTATCGTCAGGTTAAACATCTGAATCCTGAGACAATTAATGTTCCTCATGTAAGATTGGAAGATGATTTTCAACTTCCAGCGCAACAAATTTTACCCCCAACTGAACTAGAACCTTTTATTGTATGACTATTGATCTTAACAAGTATGTCGAGTTCGTTAATACGACTACCTCTCAACCTAGTAAAGAACACACCCCGTTCATCGATCGTCTCCTTGAACTTCGTGAGAACGGATTTCCTACCGAGCGACTGCTTACTGCTGCTGTAGGTATGTCTGCTGAGGCAGGTGAGTTCACCGAAATTGTGAAGAAGATTGTTTTCCAAGGTAAACCAGTAACAGAAGAAAATCTATTTCACCTAAAGCGTGAACTTGGTGATGTGATGTGGTATGTTTCTCAAGCATGTTTGGGTCTTGATATTTCTATTGAGGAAGTAATCCAAATGAACTTTGAGAAACTAAGTGCTCGCTATCCTGAGGGTGCTTTTAGTATTGAACGTTCTGAAAATCGTGTGGAGGGAGACCTGTGACTGAAGAAAAACAAGTAACACTTAACCTTGATGCTCGTGCAGCTGCTGCAGTTCGTCAAGTTCTTTTTGAATCTCAAGTAGGATATACTTATGATGAGGCAAGTGTTCCTCCTCGTATTACCGATATCCGTTCTGTGATTCGAGATCTTGATGATAGTATTGGTGCCGTTCTTGGTGTCTGATCCTTCGGGGTCTTTTTTTTTATAAATATTTGAAAAGTATTTGTAAAAATGGAATCAAAGATCTTTAGAGGTTTGGCAGAAGCATACGCTGAGATTTATTCTCCCCAAGAAATTGATGAGGCTAGCGCTAAAAGTGGAAGAGTCACCGGATCTAATCCAAATGTTTGGAAACCAACTCCGTCAACTTCAGGTCCTGCAGGTGGGGGAATGGGTGGCAGAAGAGGTGGTGGCTCATCACCTGGTTCGCTGAGACCAGCTAAACCAGCACCACAAGCAAAACCAGCTCCTACACCACAAGCAAAACCAGCTCCTACACCACAAGCAAAACCAGCTCCTACACCAACAGCTAGACCAGCCGCATCAGCACCAAAACCAGCTGCACCACAAGCAAAACCAGCTGCACCACAAGCAAAACCAGCTCCAACAACATCTGGATATAAGAAAGACACATCAATCACTGACATGATTGGTAGATCTCAAGTCAGACAAGGTGCTCCTATTAACACAGGAAATAAATCCTCTGATATTCGTAGTATGGCAGCAAGAGGAAGTGTTGGTGCAACACCAACTACATCCGCAGCAAAACCATCACCAACAACTAGACCAATGGGTTCTAGAAAACCTGGAAGCATTGTTTCTGGTCTTGATATGTTTGATCTTGTAAAAGGTCATCTTCTTGATGAAGGATATGCTGATACTGAAGAAGCAGCAATCGCAATCATGGCAAACATGAGTGAAGAGTGGAGAGAGAGTATTATTCTTGGCGAAGAACAACTTAATGAACTCTCCAATCGTAAGTTACGTGCTTACATTAAAAAGTCGGATAAAAGTCATCAAGATTTAAATAAAAAGTGGGATCAAGGAACCGCAACTTATCAGGACAAGTATAAATCTATTAATCGTGAGCGTGGTCAGGAAAGAGCATTTAAAAAACTGGATAAAAGATCTGGTAAATAAATAACCACGGAAGGTTGCTCTAACCCCTTGACTTTTTAGTTGAGGGGTTTTATAATGCTCAACTAAGATCTCATAATAAATAAAGTATATCAATTCTAAAAAATGAAGAGCGTATATACTTTCATAAGGGAATATAAACAACTCATAGAAAGTACAACTTCTGAGAGAGCGAAGGAGTTGGGATATGAGTGGCAACGCCGTAATGTATGGATGGATCCCAAGAGTGGGAAGAGATATAGGGCAGACGGAATTAAATTTAAAGAAATCGTTGATGATCAGGGTCAGGAGAAACTAGCAGCAGGAGCTCCAACCCAACCAAAGACCTTAGGCCAGTTCAGACAGGATGCTCAGGTCAAACCTGGTGAGACCGCTCCAGGACCTACAGGAGGTCCTCAGGGACAGGCTCCTGTTCCCCCACCAGTCCCTACGATTGAACTTGATCCAGAGTATGAGGCTACTCAGAGAGCTATTGCTGCTTCTCAAGGTCTTTGGCCTCATTATACAAAAGAAAGAAAACAATTTCATATTGATAAAGCTTTCAATGACATTGAGGCTGAGAAGGCAGCTGCCCAAGCTGAACTGGAAGCTCAACAACAACCAGAACCTCAACCTGAACCACAGGTAGAAGAACCACCTAAGAAAGAACCTGAAGAGTTCAGAACTATTGATGATGTAGTTGTAGAAAAAGAAGATGAAGATATTAAAGAACTTGAAAAATCTGGAGGAGTTTATGACATAAGTGACGAAGTGGAAGATTTTGACAAAGAACTTGCTGAATATGAAAAAGATGTTCTTGGCAATATTGAACAATTAAAGGAAATTAGTGAAAGAAAAGCAAAGGCTCTAGAGAAACAATATGGAGCATTTAAAGAAAGTCTTTCAAAAATACCAGATAAAACTGCTAAGTCTTCATTCTTGAAGTCTGTTGCGAATGCAAAAACTTTTGAGGGAAGAATTAATACTGGAGCTGGCAAAAATAACCTTGGATATGCTGATATTCAAAACTTAGTCGCAAACAGAGATAGATTGATGACTGGATATGGTGATGGATCTCCCGAACAGATTGAAAAATTTGTTCGTTCTGTAAGATCTAATGAGGTATCTGATGAATTTGTGGATGCATCATTTGAAATTCTCCCCGAAGCATTTAAAAAATCTTTGAGTGGTAAGGGACAAGTCACAAATGATAAGTATGTTTCTGACGATAAACCTCATAAAGACATACACTTCTTGGGTTATAATGAAGATGGAAGTGTAAGGAGAGGTGCCGCCAGTAATAAAGATAGAGCTAAATTGATGTGGAGAATTTATTTGGAACAAGGTGGACGAGATGCGTACACTGGACTTCCTCTTGATATTCAAGCCATGGATTTGGAACATGTTCGTGGATTTACTAATAAAGATGGGGGAAAACCAGGTAAAAAAGAGTTTGAAGAAAGAGAAAATGATAAAAACTTTACTCTGATTAACTCAAATATTAATCAGAAAAAAGTTGATTTATCAATGAAAGATTTCTTTGAGAGAGAAGTTGATCCTCATGCAAATAAATCTGAAGAAGAATTTGGTGGTATTGAAAAGTTATTTGAAAAGGCAAATGAAATTGGATCTGTTGGAGATCAATTGGTAAAAACTCTCCTAGGAAAAGGTGGTAAAGGTTTGAGTGATGAACTTACCAAAGATATTTTGATCGAGCATTTCAATCAAGATGATCAAAGATATACGGAGCTTAGAAATGAGTTTCGTAAAGCAGCTGGTGATGACGCTAGTAAGAAAAAGGCAGCTGGATTGAAGTCAAAACTTGGTAAACAACTCTTAAAAGCTTCTGGACTTACTCGTGGAATTACCGATCCATCTGGTAGAAGAACAGTTGCCCTTCAAGAAAATGTCTATCGTGGATTTCTTCAATCAATGGCAAATGCAAAACCAGCAGACCGTCAAAGATATATGGATGGTTGGGCTGAAGCTATCAAAGCTGGAAATGAGGAGAGAAGTCCAAAAGCTGTAAATAGAACTCTTGTAGAACTAGGTCTAATTGATGATGAAATTCTAAATGATAGGAAAGCTGGAAGAGTATTCAAAGAAGAATGTGAGT